GTGGAACGCCTCTTGCATTCCTCCATTATTCCCTTGGTATGTTGATCTATAATTTCCATAAAGCTTTTTTTACGGACAATTAAATTCGTTGTGGGCTTCCCATACGATTCTAAAATCTTGATTTGTTCATCAGTTTTGAGTTTACCATAAGAAATTAGCTTTTTTTCTTTAACTGCTTCGGCAAATGATAGTCCATACTTTTCAGCATGAGTTTTAATCTTATGACATTCCTTACAAATAAGTTGTAGGTCATCTTCACCCACCAAAACGATACCCATAATAAATGGTTCGATGTCTGAGATATTTTTCAGACTGTGATTACCAACTTTGTGGTCAACTTCTATATTTTTAAGTACGTGATCTTGTCCACAGACACAACATACAGCACCCCATATTTGAGGTTTGTTTCTGTTACCTTTTTTTGGATTCTCAATCATCTTTCGATTCTTTTTGATGAATTCCAATTTAATTGGTGATCTACTCCACAGAGATTTTCGAATCCCGCTACGAAGCCAAGACATAAAAGCAGACTGTGTTTTCCATATGTGTGAGTGAGTTTCCCACGGCATTTTACCCATAAATAATCCTTTGTTAAAGAATTATTTATCTAAATTAAAAACATCCGAATACAGACTTTGATGCGAACGTACTACCAGACGACTGATATTGAGAATTATTAAACTCAACATGTTTAGGTCTTGGTTTAGGTTTTTTGTCATCTTTCACA